GATCTCCGTTTTGCCGACGACCTGGGGCCACACCCAAGCCTGCACGCCCGGGCAGATCACCGTCGATGCGAGCTACATCTACGTTTGCACCAGTTTGAACGTGGTGAAGCGCGCTGCGTTGTCGTCGTTCTGAGCCGCGAGGGAACCCATGAAACTCTCGACCCTCACCGCGCTCGCCCTCCTGCTCGCCTCGCCCGCGTTCGCGCAGTCCGTCCCGCTCCAATCCGGACCCGTGACACCCGGTCACGCGCCGATGTACGTCAACACGGGCAGCGGCCAGCCGATTGTCACCGATGGCGGCGGCGCGGCGAACGGGGCGATTGGCAAGAACCTCTCCGAACTCGGGATCACGGCGCGCAGCCCGAACAATGCCTACCCGGTCGCGAACGGCGGCAAGGGCGCGCTGAACTCGCATTTCTGCATGTACGACGCGCCGTCGACGAACGCGACAGGCTATCACTTCCTCTGCATGGAGCCCAATGCGCAGGGCGGCGGCGTGGTGAGCTACGGCGCCAGCGGCACGGCAGCCCCGCTTCCGCTCTACTTCGACATCAACGGCGTCACGACGGTCGCCGGCGGCGGAACCCCTGGTGGGTCTAGCGGCCAAGCCCAATTCAACAATGCCGGCTCGTTCGGTGGTTTTACGGTCGGCGGCGACGCGACGCTGAATACCTCGACAGGTGCATTGACGGTCACAAAAACCGGCGGGGTTGCATTCGGCGCGCTCGCGACGCAGGCCACGGTCAACCTTGCTACGCAAGTCACCGGCCTTGGGACCGGTCTTGCCGCGCTGCTCGGCCAGCCGCCCAACGCCGCCGGAGGTCTGGTCGGCTATGGCGGCGCGATGGGCAGCGCGACAGGCCATGCCTCGCTCGACTTGCCGCTGACTGGTGGAACCCTAACCGGAACGCTTGGCATAACCCCCGCAAGCTCAGCGTTCCCTTTGGCGATGAACATCTCGCAAACCGTCACGGGAACAGCAACCTCGCCGCAGTATTATGAAAATCTGATCAATATCCTCGACACCGTCGATTCCAGCAGCACCGCGAACGGCGGCAACTTCGGCCTATTCGTTCAGCAGGCATTCGGCGGAACCGGCACCAAGGGCAACAAGATCGCCATCTACGGCACCGTGACGAACACAGGCGGAGCGACGACGAATGCCGCGGGCAATTACGTTGGTGTCCAGGCGTACTCTAATGCTGTTAACGCCGACGGCGGAACCGGGACAACTGTCGGAACGGCGGCGGGCTCGTTCTTTGGGGTCAACCCCGGCGTTACGGCAAGCGCGTCTGCTACGAATCTATTGCTGTTGGCCGGCGGCGAGGTAGACGTTACCGCCTTTTCCGGTTCAAGCATGGCGAATAAGGTCGGGTTGCAGATTGTCCAGACGGCTGGTGACGCCGTACGCGGAACGCAGATCGATGCGGCATTGCGTATCACAAACCAGCCGTCGACGAGCGGATGGTTGAACGGGATTCTGTTCGACGACCAATATACTGCGGCGCTCGCCACAACGGGGTGTTTGATCTGTTCCAGTGGGTCGTGGACGGCGGCTACAGGACTGGACTTTTCCAGCCTTACGCTCACCACCTTCCTGAAGGGTCCCAATAGCTTTTCCGTCGATGGGTCCGCAAATGTCGCCGCAAATGCGCTCAGCCTAAAATCTCCCCTCTCGGCCTGGGCGCAGAACTTCGGCGGGACCGCGACTTCTGTGACGACATCGGGCTTGGCGCTGGCCGCCGGGCGCGGTTTAATCGAGGTCGACGACAATACGGACAACGCCAGCGCATTGTATATGTGCGCAGCCGGTGCTTGCTCAGAAGTATTTGGTGTCGGGACGATTTGGGTAGCATCAACAACTACGCCGGCGTCTGGGAAAATGAGCGTTTCCTACAATGGTTCGGCCTATCAAATCTATAATAACACAGGCGGGACAAAGGTTGTCTCTGCGGATCTTATAAGCACCCACGCCGGCCCTTAGCCCCGTAAGCGACTTCGATCACGCCGCCTCGGCGCGATCTTTTCGAGGAGCCAAGCATGAGGACGAAAATTTTCATTCCGCTCGCCGCGCTGTGCGCCATCAGCACATCGGCTTGGGCTGTCGCTGAACGGCACTGGTGCGATTACGGCGACGGATTCGCCGGTCTTCACCACGAAAGAAACGACGCCCTCGCTCAGTCTTGCGGGGAACATCTCCGCCCCCGCATGGACGACCTCGGGCATTCGGCTTGTGGGCGTTCCTGCGACTGCCATTGGTAGCGCTATGGCGACGGCCGGGCTATAAGCGGACACCCGCATCGAGGAATGTCCAGTGGGCGGCGCGGGTCTATCCCCACTGGACGCACCTGAGAGAGAACGACATGGAACTCAACCTGTTCAAAACCGCCATCTTCGTGGGAGTTGTGGCCTACTCTGTTGCCGCCGTAGCGCAACAGGCTGCGCCAACTCCGCCCGCCCCCGTGTCTACGGTCCTTTCGACACTCGACCGCGACTGGCAGAGCTACAACACGCTGCAAGCGCACGTATTCGACGACATCCTCGCTTTGGCGAAAGAAAACACCGCGCTCAAGGCGGAGAATGACAAGTTGAAGGCGGATGCGGCGAAATCCGATGCTGACACAAAAGCGAAGCCCAATCCGTCGCCTTCCCCGACCAAGTGAAGGAGGGCGACCGCATGACCATCACCGCCGCCAATATTTTCGCCGCCGCATCGGCTGTCTCGATCCCTTGAGAGGTTGAACAACATGAAACGCATCGCACTCGCTTGCGCTCTGGCGCGATGACGCTTTCGTCGTTCTGACGCGAATTACTTTCGGGAGTAACTATGACCATTACAGCACAACAGCTCCTCGCCGCGGTGACGGGCGCGAGCTTTGCTTTCAAATGCGAGGGTTCGTGAATGCTCCCAACGACTTCGAACGCCATCGCTAACCGGGCGCTCAACCTCATGGGCGGCAACCTGCCCCCTGTGCAAGGCAACGCGCCCTCGTTCGACTCGTCGGCCGCTGGCGTGGCGCTCTCGTCGCTCTATGCCCCCGCCGTCCAGACGGTGCTCAAGCAATACGGCTTCGATTTCACCCGCAACGTGTTCACCCTGTCGCTCACCGGCAACACGGCGCCGATGGGCTTCGCGTTCGAATACGCCTATCCGGCCGCCGCGATCGAGATTTGGCAGATCCAGCCGGCCACGCTGGCCGACGTCAACAACCCGCTGCCGCAGAACTGGATGATCGGCAACACGCTCGTCAGCGGGACGCAGACGAAGGTCATCTGGTCGAACCTCGCCTCCGCCGAGGCCGTCCTCAACAACGCCCCGATCGAGGCGACATGGGATGTCGAGGTCAGTGAAGCCGTCTCGCGCTTGCTGGCGTCCGAACTGGCGATGGCGCTGTTCGGCAAGCCTGACGCCTCGCAGGCGCTCCTCGAAAGCGGTGGCTCCTTCGAAACCCTTGCTGAAACGAGGAACGGCTGATGGTCGCGTCCGTCTCCACGCCTACCGACCTTGTGAACCTTTCGCTCGTCCGCGTCGGCTACAAAAAGTCGATCGGCTCGCTTTATGACGGCTCTGAGGCGGCAAAAATTGCGCTTCGGGTGTATTCGCAGACGCGCGACGAGCTCCTGCGCCAGAACGACTTCGACTTCGCCGAGCGCACCGCGACGATGACGCTGCTCAAGCAAGCGCCGGCGGGCGGCTACGTGCCGCCGATGACATGGTCCAATATCTATCCGCCGCAGGGCTACCTGTTCGAGTACGCCTATCCCGATGATTGTTTGAAGGTCCGCGCGATCAAGCCGCAGCCGATCTTCCTCTTGGAGTTCGACCCGCAGCCCGTCGTCTACACGACCGCCAACGACGCCACGTTCACCCCGCCGCAGATGGTCATCCTCTGCAATGTCCAGAACGCGATCATGACCTACACGGCGCAGATCACCGACCTGACGGCCTGGGACACCGACACCATCGAGGCGTTCGCGGGCGCACTGGGTCGCCGCTTGGCCCCGGCGCTCGTCGGGCTCAACGCCGCCAAGCTGGCCGTCGAGGACGAGCAGGCTTCGTTCGCCGTCGCCGAGAAAGAACAGGGGTGATCTTATGCTGTCCGGCCAAAATCGCCATGATATTTGGCTGACGCCTCGCAATAAGCGGCATGGGCGGCTTCCGCTGTATCAAAGTATCCTAGTAGAACTGTTGTCATGTTCGTGCCAATTCTGGCATACCATCGTCCGATATCTTTGCGAAAACAGACACCTTTATAACCAGAGGTATTGTCAGGCCGCCTTGCTATATTCGCCATATTTTGCGGCCGCGTACATTCTCGCAAATTATCCCATGCGTTGTTTACCCCATCGATATCGGCGTGCTCGCACTCGGGGCGTGGCCATTCGCCCTTCATGTAAAACCATGCGAGACGATGTTCAAAATACAGGACGCCATCAATTCGAAGTTTTCGGTATAACGTCTTGCAATGGAGGCTTTCACTCCCGGCGCGGCTCCCGATTTTCGCCCGATTTGAAAGACTCACTCTCCATAGGAAAATTCCGGTTTTGGGGGAATAATCAAGAACCTCTACCAGCCTTTCGTGAGTTAGTTTCGCCATGTGTTAATCTCCTTCACCCCTACCCTATCACTGCGCATGGAACTTAGGAAGTAGATAATGAGCTTACCTGCCGACATCGCGAATCAAGCTCTAGACGCGGCTGGGCTTTACTTTACTATTGGTGATTTGCAGGAAGGTACTAAGCCTGCGCAGGTTCTTTTGCGAGCGTATTCGCAATGCCTTAGACAGTTACTTCGCGCATGTCATTGGAATTTTGCTCGTAAATCCGCTCCTATGACGCTACTTGCTGATGCTACCGGGCAGACAGCGGGAGTTTCAAGCAATGCAATACCTCCTTTTACTTATGAATATGCCTATCCCGATGACTGCATGAAGGCTCGCTTCGTGCCGTGGGGCCCGCAATGCGCTGCGTCGGCCGCTCCCGCCGGCAACTCGGTGCCGTCGAACCCGTCATCGCCGCTCATGGGCGGCTTGAACGCCATCGTCGCCGGCGCCGCGCTGCGCCCCGCGCGTTTCCTCGAAGCGATGGACGTGAACTTTCCCCCGGCGCCCGGGCAGTTGACGTGGGCCGTCCAGGGCATTTCGCCGCAGGGGCGCACCGTCATCCTGACGAACGTCCAGAATGCGAACCTCGTCTACACGGCGTTGATGAACTATCCGTCGAATTGGGATCCGCAGTTCCGCGCCGCGTTCGTCGCGTTCCTCGCCTCCGAGGTCGCGTTCGTGCTGTGGTCGTCCAAGGGACAGGCCAAGTTTGGGATGCAGGTGCGCGACCAGCAGATGAAGATCGCCGCGGCGAAGATCATGCAGGCGCGCATGACGGACGGGAATGAGGGCTGGCACAACGCCGACTTCACGCCCGACTGGATGCGTTTCCGCAACGCTGGCGGCTCGATGCGCAGCGACAATGGCTGGGGCGGAGGTGGCTCCGGCATCCTCTACGGCGGCTGCGATGCGTGCTGCGGTGTCGGCGGCACCGGCAACACGGGGGCCTACTGATGGCCGTCCCGTTCGGAAAACATTCGTTCACGGTCGGGGAAATCTCGCCGGCCATGCTCGGTCGCCAGGACACCGACCGCTATGCGGCGGCATGCTCGACTGCGAGAAACTTCCTGATTTCGTATGCGGGCCCGTTGTTGAGCCGCGCGGGGACCGCGTTCGTCGGCTTTTCGAAGCAGACCGGGCGTAATGTCCCGCCGCGATTGATCGATTTCCAGTTCAGCAACAACCAAGGGCTCGCGCTGGAATTCGGTAATTATTACATGCGCGCGATCTCGAACGGCGCCTATGTGACCGAAACGCCGTCCTCGATCGTCGGGATTACGAAGGCGAACCCGGCGGTTGTGACAATCGCGGCGGCCAGCGTGGCGAGCGCGACCGCGAACAACGGCTCCGTATCGGCCTCCTACAAGGCAGGCGATACGATCACACTGGCGGGTGGCACATCGACTTCGCCCGGCGTGCTGACGGTCGGGACGACGCAACTCGCCTCGCTTGCGATCAACAGCCCTGGTGTCACGACCCTGGCAATCTATTACCAAGGGTACGCGCCTGGGGATACGATCACGCTTGCGTGCGCGGGAACGTTCTCGACGGCGGCTATGCTGACCGTGGGAACCACAAAGGTCGTTTCCGCGATCTTGTACCTAGGAGCGCAGCAAGGAAGTGGCGGGACGCCTGGGACAGCTACGGTCACAGGGACGTCAGGGACGGGGACGAAGTTTACCGCGAACGTCACGATTGGGGCGGGCGGAAACATGACCGCCGTGAATTCGTTCACGGGTGGGGCGTACACGGCGAACCCATCTGCATTATATGGAAACCGGTTTATCGTGCCCGTCACAGGCGGTGGACTGTCTGGGGCCTATCTCATCGTCGGAATGGGCATTGCCTCCGTTTCTATCCTCGACACCGGCTCCTTCACGGCGAACGCCTTCGGCGGGGCCTTCACGCAATCCTCGACGTCCGGCAACGGATCGGGCGCGACGTTCAACAGCGCCTTGTTCGGGCCGAATGCGCTCACAGTCTCGACTCCTGGAAATTATTCGGTCTTTCCGACGAGCCCGGCCTCGCAAGCGTCGACGTCGGGCTCAGGCGCTGGCGCGACGTTCACGCTGGGAGAGCAGTCGATCTCCTACAACACGGGCGGCTGGCTCTATCTTTCCGGCATTGGCGGCATGGGGCTGCTGAACGGCGAGACATTCGTCGCCACGCAGCTGACTTCTACGACCTATTCGTTGCAGGACGTCTACGGCAACAACATCGACTCGACCGCGTTTGGCGCCTACACTTCGGGAGGTTCGGCCGCCCGCATCTACACGTTGCCGACCGTCTATTCCGAAAACGACTTGGCATGGCTCAAGACCGTTCAGTCTGCCGATGCGATGTCGATTTGCTGCGTCAACCAACTGACTAGCATCGAATACCCTCCGCAAGACCTCGTAAGGACGACGGACATCAATTGGGCGTTCCTGCCCGTCATCCCAGACCCGACAGTTGGGCCTCCGGCTTCGATAGGTGTGATCGCGTCCGCCACGGGCGCCGTGAGCTACGCCTATGTCGTGACGGCGGTCGCGCCAGACGGGACTGAAAGCATCGCGTCGCCGATCGCCAGCATTTCGAGCGCCGTCGACATCGCCTCGACGGCGGGCTCGCTCACCGTGAATTGGGCCGGCGTGGCGGGCGTCAACGAGTATTATGTCTACAAGGCGATCGCGGCCTATGGTGGGGCAACCGTCCCGGCGGGGAGTTTGTTCGGCTACGCCGGGCAAGCCTACGGCAACCAGCTTGTCGACTCGAACATCGTCCCTGACTTCACTCAGGTTCCGCCGACCCACGCAAATCCGTTTGCCCCGGGGCAACTCCTCGACGTGCAGATGGGGGTGATCGGGGTCGGATACCTTCAAGCCACGGTCGGCTATACGATTTCGTCGGCAACCGGCTCTGGCGCGGTGCTGCAACCCATCGTGGTCAACGGCGCAATTGTCGCGTGCCTCATTCTCGACCCCGGCAAGAACTATCAGCCCGGTGACACGATCGCGTTTTCGTCGCAAGGGTCGGGGTCCGGCGCAGCTGCTACGGCTGTGGCGACGCCAAAGGATACGACAGATGGCGGTTCGCTTGGCCCTGTGACCGTCTCGAACGGCGGCGCGAATTACGTCAACCCAACGGCGACTGTCCCCCCGAGTTTTGGTGTCCAGGCGACATTCTTCCCGCCCGTCCTTGGGCCTGGGGGTGTCATAACGGCGATCTATGTCAACAAGCCAGGGACGCTCTATGCCGCCACGCAGACGCTGACCATCACGGATTCCGTCCCGGCGGGCAGCGGCGCGACCGCGACGTTGAATATCGGGCCGCAGACCGGCGTCAATCCGTCCGTCCCTGCTTATTTCCAGGAACGGCGAGGCTACGCGAACTCGCTCAACAACCCCGACACCTATTGGTTCTCGCAGCCTGGGGCGTTCACCAACTTCGACGTCCGCAACCCGACAATCGCGTCTGACGCTATCTCCGGATCGCCGTGGGCGGTGCAGGTCAACGGCGTGCAGTGGATGATCCAGACATCGGGCGGTCTCATGGTGATGACGGGCTTGCGTGCGTGGATGCTCGTCGGCGCCGGCTCGTTCGCGACGAACGTCCAGCCGATCTCTCCTTCGCAGCAGAACGACGTCCCGCAGTCATTCTCTGGCGTTTCGGCTCTCATCGAACCCCTGCTCGTCAATTACGATGTGCTCTATGCCGACCCGAACAGCGTCTATTATTACGATCTGCCCTATCAGCTCTACGCGCTGTCCGAGCCGCTCGACCTGACGGACGTCAGCGCGCATTTGTTTGACGGCTACACCGTCGTCGCCAACGCCTATTGCGAGAAGCCCTACCGTCTCATCTGGTCGGTGCGCTCGGATGGCGCGCTACTCTCGCTGACCTATTACAAGACGCAGAAGGTGCAGGGCTGGACGCGCCACGACACGCTGGGCCTGTTCGTCGGCGTGTGCGCGGTGACAGAACCCCCGGTCAACGCCGCCTATTTCGCGACGCAGCGCTTCATCAACGGCAACAACGCCTACATGATCGAGCGCATGGACAACCGGCTGTGGTCGGACGTCGAGTCGACGTGGTGCGTCGATTGCGGTCTCGCCTATGGGCAGCCGGCGCCGGCGGCGACGCTCACGCTCTCGTCGGCAACCGGGCTCGGCGCGCTGACGGGCGCGACGGGCATCGTCGGTGGCTTAGGCTATTCCTCGGCGGCCTACGGGACTGTCGTCGATCAGTTCCAAGGTCCGGGCTCGGGCGCTGTCCCGACGCTGACCTTCGCGGGCGGCGCGCTGACGGGCGTGACCTTCGCGGGCGGCAGCCAGGGCTCCGGCTACACGCAACCCAAACTCGTGCTCTATGATCCTGCAGGCAGCGCAGGAGGCTCTGGCGCGAGCGCGGCGCTGACGCTCAACAACGCGGCGACCTTGAACGCGTCGGCGGCTGTGTTCTCGGCAGGCAGCGTCGGCTCGTTTGTGCGGGCAGGCGGCGGCATTGCTGTCATCACGGCCTACGTCAGCACGACGCAGGTCACGGCAAATGTGCTCACGCCGTTCCCGACCATCCCCAACACGTCCCTCCCGGTCAGCTTCGCCGCCGGCGACTGGACGATGACAACGCCGACGTCGACCCTCTCCGGACTGCGCCACCTTGCCGGCGCGACCGTGACGGGCCTCGCCGACGGCAACGTGATCCCGCCGACCGTCGTCTCTGCTTCCGGGACCATCACGCTTTCGACGCCGGCGAGCGCGATCACCGTGGGCCTTGGGTTCCAAGCGCAGTTCCAGGACGTCCCGATCGACCTCGGCAACCCGACGCAGCAGGCGCAGCGCAAGAAGATCGCCGCGGCCAGCGTGCGCCTGTCGGCCTCGCGCGGCGTCAAGGTCGGTGCGAACCAGCAGGACGGCTCGACGCTGTCGCCGACGCAGGTGTCTACGGTCTGGAACAACATGCAGACGGCGCCCGACGCCGGTCCTGGTGCGCCGAACTTCCCGCCCGCGCCCTACAACGCGCTCGCGACGCCGCTGCGCACCGGGGATGTCCGCGTCCCCCTGATGGACGGCATGGACACGACGGGGCAGGTCTGCGTGCAGCAGGACAACCCCCTGCCATGCAACATCGTGGCGATCTACAGCGAGATCCTGAGCGGCGACACGCCGTCCATGCAGGCGGCTCCGAAGCAGCAGCGCGGCCAGCGATGAGCCCGCGCTTCGAGATCATCGAGGCCAAGCCGTTTCACTGCGGCGCGATGTCGCGGCTGTTGCGGCGCGACCACGCCGCGTTGCTCGAACGCCGCCGCGACAATATCCACCGGGAATTGCGCGCCTGCTTCGATCAGAGCGCGTTCCGGCGCGCTTGGCTGATCGACGGGCGGCTCGCCGCGCTCGGCGGCGTGACGGGGACCGAACTGAGCGCCGACGGAATGCTCTGGCTCGCGCTCACCCAGGGGGCGACGCGCCACCCGAAAGCGATCGTCGAGGAGGCGCGCCGGCAACTCGACGGGCTCATGCAGGTCAAGCGGCGGCTTTCGGCGGCAGTTTTCAGCGGCGACGACGCGGGGTTGAGGTTGGCGTTAGCGCTTGGGTTCAATATCAAGCATCCTCTGCCTTTCGGAAGCGACGATCGGACGAGTCTGGAATTATGTCCAAGCGAAAGGCAGAATAGGGTTTTGAGGAAAGGCGCGGTCGCCGCTCCCTTTATCGTTTACACGGCTGGCCGGTCGCGGACGGCGTGGCTTTCCGAATTTCTGACTTACGGAAAGCACGTCTGCCACAATGAAATAGCTATGAAATTTAGAAGCATGTCAGAAGTCGGACAATTTTTCTCAAATCCTCGGGTTGGGACCGCCGAAACCGCCGCGGCGCCGGGATGGCGGCTCATCAAGACGTTGGCTCCATGGTCCACGGCTGTCGTAGTGACGCGAGACGAGGACGACATCATTTCCAGCTTTGCGACGTTGTTCGCGGCGAACGGGATAGCCTTCGACGAAGACAAACTCGTGCGCGTCGTCAGGTATGAGCAACGCTGCCTCCGCCAGATTTCCGCGCACGCGGATACGCTCACCGTCCGCTTTGATGACCTCGATGATGAATCCGTCTGCCGTGCAGTGTTCGAGCGCTGCTTGCCCTACGAATTCGACCGAGGGTGGTGGTTGCGTCTATCTGCGGAAAATATACAGTCTCCGGTCCAGGAGTTGGTCAATTATTACCGCGAGAACACGGCCGGAGTTGAGGCATTCAAGCGGGAAAGTCGAGCGACCATGCGGCGGCTTGTGAGAATAAATCAGTTGCTTGGACAGGAAAGGGCGACAGATGGGGTGCATTAGCCTTCCTGCACTTGCAGCAATTGGTTCCGTTGCCGGCGCCGCCGGGACCGTCATGGGCGGTATGGCGCAGAGCCAAGCCGCATCCTACCAAGCCGCCATCGCGCAGAACAACGCGACGACCGCGCAGCAAAATGCGACCTATGCGACCGAGGCCGGCGCGGCGAAGACGCAGCAGGCGGGCTTGCAGGGAGCCGAGTCGGTGGGCGCGGTGAAAACGGCGCTCGCCGCCAACAACGTCGACGTGAACACGGGGTCTGCGCTCGATGTCGAGACGGGCACGCGCGAGAAGTCAGCGCTAAGCGAAGAAACAATCGCCAACAACGCTGAGTTGCAGGCCTACGGTTACTCGACGCAAGCGACGGGCTATGAATTGACGTCGCAACTCGACCAGAACACGGCCACGGACGCACCAATCGGCGCGGCGTTGAGCGCTGGCGGCAGCCTTCTCGGGAACGCGAACGCGATGTCGGGTTTCAGCAAGTGGGTCGGCGGCCTCGGGGCCGGGAGTTCCGCCGCATCTTACGGGCCGGTCCAGGCCGCAGGAGGCTGACCTATGGCTCAAGTCCCTTATCAAGGCGGTGTTTCCGACGTTCAACCGGACGCGCGACCGCCTGACGACTATCTGCACGTCGACGCGTCGCCAGCGGCCTTTGGCGGGGCCATCGGGCAAGGCCTGGAGAAGGCCGGAGCAGGCGCACTTGACCTCGGTAAATTTTGGGGCAACGTGCAGGCGCAAGACGCCGGGAACAATGCCGAGAAAGAAGCCGCGGCGCTCGCCACCCATGTAAATTCTTTGGAAGGACATGATGCGCTTAAAGCGCAAGCGTCGTCTCTTAAGCAACTTGACGACATCCGGACAAAATATCGCAGCCAGTTAGATTCGCCAGAGGCTCAGGCGCGATACGACGCGTCGACAACGCCGTATTTCAATCGCTTCATTCGCGGGCAGATGGACACGACGTTCGTCAGGGCGGGGAAGACTGTTGCCGAGAAAACCAACAGCGATAACTTCGCCAACGGGATCGATATGGCGACGACCGCTGGATCGCAGGGCGATTGGAAGAACGTCGAAGTCGGTCGGGCAAAAGCGTTCATGGCGCTGAAGATAGACGCCCAGCAAAAGGGCGTTTGGAACGAGACCGACGCGATGCAGTCGGCAAACGAGAAGGCGAACGCCGCCTACGCCTCAGCGATCGAGGCGCGCGCGATGACCAATCCCGACGAGGCTTGGGCGCGGCTGCAAATCCCCGAAATCAGAAACGCGCTTGGCAGTAACGCCTATAGAGTTGAAGCGACGGTCAAGAAGAGCCTAAATGAGGCCTACGTCTCGAAGGCCGACGCGTTGGCGACGACAAATCCGAAGGGCGCAGAAGCGTTTGTCCAAGCCAACGAGGCGAAGTTCGGAGACCGTTACGGCGAGGCGCTGGACCGAGCGCACCGGGCCTCGCTCACCGGTGGGGCCAAGAGTTTCTGGGATGACACGGCGGCGCAGACGCGCGCGGCGCCTCCGACAGCGCCGGCCTCTCCCGCTCGACCGGCGCAACTGAGCGGCATGGCCGGCGGGACTACCGCTGTAAATTACAATCAGCATTTGAGTTCAGGAGACGTGCAAGGCGCGCTGCGCGCTTCCGAGGGGCTGCGCACGGACGCCTATTGGGACGTGAACCATTGGCGCACCGGATACGGGTCCGATACGGTCACGCGCGCTGACGGCTCTGTCGAGCCCGTGACCGCCGCGACTCAAATCACCCCCGCCGACGCCGAGCGCGACCTCCAGCGCCGCACCGCAATATCAGCGCAGCATGTGCAGCAGGCGATCGGCCCCGCGGCATGGAACGGCATTTCTGCCGGCGCCCAGGCCGCGCTCGTCTCGGTCGATTACAACTATGGGCATGTCCCGCAGGAGATTTCCCGCGCAGCGGCCAGCGGCGACATGAACGCTCTGGCCGGGGCTATCGCCGCGCGCGCCGCCGACAACAACAACGCCAACGCGCAGCGGCGCATGGCTGAGGCGAGCGCGGTCAATGGGAAGTTCAGCTTGGCGGGGGTGGAGGCTACGACGTCCCCGCAGCGCCGCATGGCCCCTGTCCCTGACAATGCCGGAGCCATCCCAGCCGAAGCCGGGTCCGCCCCTGCGCCTGCGCTTCCCGTAGAGCAGGCCGCGTTCACGCTCCCCGCCCCGCCTGCCTCGCCCGCGGTGAAGTCCTACGAGGACGCGGTTGTCGCTGCGAACGACGCGTTCTCAAACGGGCTGTTGCAGGCGAAAGCCGCCGGCAAATCGCCCGAAGAACTAGAGGCAATCCAGAGGGAAGGGCAAGTTCGCCTGAACTTCGCGCTTGCCGCAGCCGACGAAACGAGGACGCAGGTCGCCGCGCGAGAGCGGGCCGCGACTGATGACGTGTTGGGGACCGAGCGCAAGGAAGGCTACGCTGCGGCGTACCAGAAGCTGAACGCTTATATGAACGATCCGCGCCAACCGATCTCTGAGAAGCAGTACGACACGCTGAATGATGTTCTTGAGAAGCGGTTTGGCAATCCAAACCCGATCACGCTTGGCCCCAAGTATGGCGAGTTGCAAAATCGCATCGCGGCAAAGCCAAATGACCCGAACAGGCTCAGCGATGTGATTGAGTTACAGCAGGCGGAAGCGCGCGGCGACATCTCATCGAAAGGCTATGATCGCTTGTATAAGCTGATGATGGACGGGAAGCAAAGCCTCGATGAATTCGGCTTACAGCGTAGCGTCGTCGGGGCCTACGACTATGCAGAGCGAGCGCTCGGCGCGGTGAAAGACCCACTGACGGGCCAGCACAACCAAAAAGCCAAAGACCTCTACGACCTCGACTTCACCAACGGCTTCAATCGCCAGTATGATGATTGGAAGCGCGCGCGTGCAGCGGGGAAGGGGCCTGATACATTTTCGTTGTTCGAACACAAGAACATGGACGCCTATTTGGAGACGATCTATTCCTCGCGAGATCGGGCCGAAGATAAAACTATGGATTGGCCGCACGCGTCAGACGCGGATTCCGACGTCTGGAAATACGCGCCGCCCGGCGTCGACCCGAAGGGCTGGCAGACCTTCATGGGGATGCTCAGCAAAGGTCACAACCAATATGCCGATCGTCTTGAAAAGCTGGCTAGCAATCCAATAACGGAAGCGCCGAAATGGGATGCGTCGCCGGTCTCGAAGGTCATATCCGCTGAGAAGGTGCTTCAACTCATTGGAGTCCGCGGCCCGACGCCTGTAGACAAAGAGACGCGCGACGCCGGTCAACAGCCGGTTGCGCCGCAGCAGCAGCCCGCGCCATCCGCCCCCGGCTTC